CCCCCCCCAAGAACGGGGAGGGCCCAATCTTGACCTCACCGCTGTCAGCGCGATGCGCAATCAGCGGCCGAAAACAACTCACAGACGAAAACCACCGCGCCCAGGGCGCGACACATTCAGGGCATGGGTCTTCCGAACCTGCCCCCGGAACTTACCTGCCGACCTGCCCTTGTGAACCGGCCTACGCATGGACCCTCCTCCAGGAGAAAGAACACCCGTGTCACTAAGCACACATATACCAAGACAAATATGTGTGCGGCGTCCCTAGGACGCCAGAGAACCCTGCTGTTGCAGGTTCCCAAGCTCGGCCCGAAGGCGCCTCTCGGTCGCCTGGGCCTCTCTCAGCTCGCGCTTCAAGCGCTCGACCAACGCCACGGCCCTATTCAGGGCCTCAGAACAAAGACGCTCACGCTCATTCTGAACCGGCGAATCCTTCACCGCCATAAAACCTCCAGGCAAAAGGTTGAACACCAAAACGCACGCACGCACAAAAAGAACTGCACGCACGCGAACAATAAACAACCAACATCCTGGAGTCAACCACTATGAAACAACAACAAAACAAAGCCGCGCCGGGAACATAGCCCCGGCGCGGCGAGACCTCGGGGACCGAGGTCAAACAGACGACCTCGGTCCCCGAGGTCTTATCCAACTACAGGAGCCACCGGCTCCACCGGAGGCGCCGACCTGGCCGCCTCCTCGGCCATCCAGGCCGCAAACTGTTCCTCCGAAACCTCATTCGCCAGCTTGATCAACTTCGCCGGCGAATTGTCGAAACGCTCACGCAAATGAGCCGGGAGCTTCGAGAACCGCTCCCGAACACCCTCAATCTTCTCGACCGCCGTCTCGAAATCCGTGATTCCAGAGAAATCACCGTAAACACCGGTCTGCGCCGTCACCGGCCACGACCCGGAAACACCAAACCGCCGAACGATCGTATTGATGTCCACCTCGTCCCGAAAGTGCTGCTGCACCCGCGACTCGGAACCCGTATTGACCGCCGTCAAATCCGACAACTCTTTCGCGGTATAGCGCGCATCCGCGCTCCGCTCAGAAGGATACCACTGCATCGCTACCTCCCTTTCACAAAGGCATCATCGGCGCTCGACCATTTGCCGAGCCGCCTATTCTTAAACAACAACGCACCAGCAACCGCACCTACACCGAGCTTCGACGCCGCGCCCGCGATCACGCGAGACCACGGCCCAAACTGGCCGATCCGCTCCTGAAAAATACTCTCATTCAGACGACCAGCCCGATCAAGCTCCGCCAAATCCGACAACACATTCGCATGACGCGCGGAGGCGGCCGAACCCGCAATCTCAGCCCTTACCTGATCCGCGATGAAAGGCAAACGCGCACGCAGAGCGTCCGCGTTCAACATGCCTATATCTATCTCCGTACTCAACTTGTGCATCTCACTCGGAAACCTCGACGCCGCAATATCCGTCGCCTGACCCGCCGCACGCGCAGCGGCCCGATTCGATTCCGCCTGCGACTCCAAAACATCAATCTCGGCCCGCTGACGCTGAACCGCCAAACCGGAGCTCACACCTCGCGACACACTATCCGAGAACTGGGGCACCGAAGGCACCGGCGCCCCCCTCGACTGCGCCGTCATAGCCGGATGAATACCGGCTTTTTTCAAATCCTCTACCTCGCGCTGATGCGCGGTATCCGCCTGATGCTTCCCGAACAACATCCCGGCGAAATCCATACCGGCGCCTACAATCGCCGGAATCCACGCCGGATTCACAGACGACCACCCATTCCAGGGATGGAGAACATCGGGAGAGCCCGAGCCTTCCGAACCTCGAACATCGCATCCGCCATCAACTGAGCCGTAAACGGAGCCGTCACCTGAAGCACCCGCGAAATCGGCGGAGCCTCCACAATGAACGTCCCGTTCAACGCAGGCGCCGGAGAGTAATCGATCCCGTAATGCCACATGTCGAGCGGCGTCGCCACCGAAGAACGGAAATACCCAGAAGTACGCGACTCACGCCAACGGTACTCGGCCCAACGCTCCTGATAACCGAAAACCGCCAGGTCATTGGCCGACCCGTCTGTATACAGCTCCCCCACCATGATCGCCTGTTCGCCCAGGTGAGCCAGCGCCGGCCAGAAGAAATCAAACTGCGTACGACGCCGCCACATACGGTTGACCCCGTTCTGATAGGTCAAATCCGTACGCGTCGCCATCAACCCAATCACCCAACCATGTTCGGTGAACGACGACGAAAAACCATGACCCGTCGCAGAGACGTACCCGGCCGCGGCCAGCTGACCCAAAACCGTGCTACCGCCCGATTCCGGAGACGTCTGAGCCACCGGGTTCACCGTCACTGTCGTATGACCACCACCAAGGAACTCCGGCCGCTGCAACCGAGCATCCGGAGACACCACGCCGAAATGCGAACGCACAATCTCGGCGTACCGCGTACCGCCCCGCGCGTTCTTCTCCATCATCACCTGAACCATATTCGCTTGCCGAATGTCATTGATCAGCACGCGAACGTCCGGCCAAGCCTGCGAACCGTCGTCGAAAACTTTCATCCGAAACTGATTCGGAGACGACGACAACCAGGTCGGATTCAAAGCCTCTGTACGACCACCGCTCTCAAGAAGCGTCACCGCACCCGCCGTCGTAGCCGCTCCCGAAGCCACTCCAAGCCCCGAAACCGGCGCTCCCGCCTGCGGATAGTACATCGACCCACCAGGCACGAACGGGCCGCCCTGAAGCGGCCCAAACCCCTGCTGGATCGGCTTCTGGGGCCACGGTCTCGCCGTAGTGAAATAGTTGTGCTTCGCATTCACATACTGCGTAGCATAATCCGTAGCGTACGTATCCGGGCCGTCATCCACATTCACCGTGAGAGGATTCTGCAAATCCTCATCACGAAACCAATCATTCCAAATCAGATTGTACGCCCGAAAAGGCATCGCCTGAACAGTCACCGTACCCGCACCGCCGTTCATGGTGATACCGAAATAGTCCGCCAACGTACCCGGCGCGCACTGAGCGTTGCTGATCGCAACCGTCGGAGTCAAATACTGCGTCGTATCCGACGGACTTGCCTGCTGACCCATGAACGCTTCCCAGTGCTCCCAAATCAACCTGTTCGGCACGAAGAAAAACCAGGTCAACAGCTCCATATTGTCCATCACTGGGACAATCGGCGTCGCCAACCGCGCCAGAATGGAGCACTTCAACGAATGCGAATCACCCGGCAGAACTTCGTCCACGTAGAACGGCACCAGAATCCCGCTCGCAAACGTCGTCTTGTGAAAATGACGAACATCAAACACCGACCGCGGAACGTCTGAACGCGGAACCATCGAAAACCGATCCGCGTTCACCATGGGATGCCGACCAAGACCCATCAGCGTTGCACCTCACTCAAAGGGAACGAAACCAGCGCCCGCAGATTGCAAACCAACACAGGCATACACGGGACAAGCACGCCCGTATCCAGATCCATGTCCCCCAAGTGCATCACGTCGAAATCCTCCGGGTGCTTCCCTTGGAGGGACTCCGCCGGAACCTTGTCGGAAAGCTCACGACAGATCACGGCGTCATTCATCGCCAACTGGGGGGCCGAATACGACTTCATCTTTCGATCATACAGCGAGTACACTCGCAACATACGCACACCCCCGTCCAGAAGGACCCTAACTCGCGCGAAAGCGCCCATCAAAAGGACCGCTTCGAATACATCGCTTCCCTACGCTTCGCCAACTCCTCTCGAACAGCACGCCGTTCCGGCGTTGACTCCGACAACGACTCCCGCGCCTTCAAAAACCTACGATGGGACAACGCCTCAGCCTCAAGCGGAAACTCCGCCTTAAACTTCTCGAAATAGTACCGAGGCACCTTATAACATTTCCCATCCTGAACCGCGATATCGTTCGGAAAAACATCCTTCCCGTACAACCGATACCACTCCGCACCGATGCCCGGGCGCCTGGACATCGTAACAAACTCCCGGCGACGATCCCAAATTTCTCCTGTCGCCGGATCGTACAGCACACGTTCCGACTCTCGCAACGCTTTCGCATTTGCGTAACCGGCGATATACGCCGCCGACGCCGGAGTCACATCGCCAATATGCACGTCCCCGTGACTCCATAACTCCTCGCAAAGCTCGGAACGACTCGACCCGTTCATCAACTTAATCTGGTCCTCGAACACCAACCCGAACAGAATCGCATGAAAATGGGGACGCAAAAGTTCCTCCCCATACTCCCCTGCACAAAAAAACCTGACACGACCACAGCGCCTACGAAGCCGCTTCATGAACAACTGGAAGTGCCGATAATTCAACGAAAAATCCACCGGAACCTGATCGTCCCGATAGGTCAACGTCACAAAAAGACTCGAATCGTACAGCTGCGCTTCATGGACGATCCGAATCGACCAGGCTCGAGCTCGATCCTGCCGACAACCAATGCACCTCCCACACGGCAACTCAAAAGAATAGGCCCCCCCCAAGAACGGGGAGGGCCCAATCTTGACCTCACCGCTGTCAGCGCGATG